CTGACAAGAAGACCACCAAGAAGGCCGAGCCCGAGGAAGAGGTTGAAGAAGAGGAAGAGGACGAGACAACCAGCGGTTTTGACCCTGAAGAGGATACTGAGTTCGAGGGCGACGCTACGATTGTCAAAATCTTCTCTGACAAGCTCAAGGCAAAGGTTAGCGTCGAAGGCGTGGAATTTGTTGTCTTCGCTTCGGACGATGTTGACTTGGGCGATTTTGGTAAGAGCGAAATCGTAACGATCGTTGCTGAGAAGGACGACGATGGCGATTTTGTTGCTACCGAAATGTCTAGCTCTGACAGCGAGCCCGAGGAAGAGGAAGAGGAGGAGCCCGCAGAAGAGGAAGAGAAATCCGATTCTGAACTTCCTGACAACTACGAAGGAAAAGCCAAGATCGTAGAAGTCAATTCTGAAGAGCAGACGTTGAATGTCGAGACGGAAGACGGCGTTATCTTCGATCTATACTTCCTCGATGACGGCGAAGACGATAACGGCAACAGTTGGGCCGATCTCGACCTTGACGATTTCAAGGCAGGGCAGCAGATCACCATTTCTGCCGCGAAGGACGAGGATGGCGACATGCTCGCTGATGCGTTCCCGGTGGTTGCCAAGAAGAAGACCAAGAAGTAATTTCACCCCTGGACTGAAAGGCGGTACAAGATGGCGGTAACACCTGCGCAGTTGAAAAAGCGTGTATCGGAAGCGATGGATATTCCATTCGCAAACAAGACTCAAGAGAAGGATTATTACGAGTCTCTTGGTTACGTGATCGAGGAGCTTCTTGAAGCAGGCGAGACGATCAACCTATTCGGGCTTGTCAAGATCACGCCTGTTTTCAGGCTGGCAAAGCCGAAGAGGAAGGGCACTGATCCTCGAACGGGTGAAGAGACGACCTTCGCTGCACGACCGGCGAAGATTGCGCTGAAGGCTAACCCGTTGAAAAAGCTCAAGGACGCTCTGCCTTCTACGACGAGCAAGAACGGCAAGGTACTGCGTGACGTAGCGCAGGAGAAGGCTGACAAGGCCGTAGCCCGTCGCGAGGCTGCTGAGAAAGCAGCGGCTAAGGCAGAGAGAGCCGCGAAGAAGAGCGCGAAGTAACAATGCGAAAGACGGCGCGTGTAAAAAAAGCGTGCGACTTGCATGTCCACAGTACCTTTAGCCTCCTTGACGGGTTTGGGTCGCCAAAGAATGTGGTTGCACGCGCCGTCGAATTGGGATGGGGCGCGGCTGCGCTTACAGAGCACGGCCACATGGGTAGCGTTCCTCCTTTTTACAGAGCATGTCGGGAAGCGCGCATTAAACCGATTTTGGGGGAAGAGTTCTATACTGTTTCTGATGAAATTTTAGGCGTCAGAGATAAGGAAGTACGCAAGTCGGCTCGGCACCTGACCGTTCTTGCGCTGAGCGCCGAGGGTTACAAGAATCTTGTTGCTTGGTCAACGTTTTCAATGCAGCCGGAGAATTTCTACTACCGGCCGCGAATTTCATTAAATGCGATGATCGAGCGAGCGCCGCAACCTCTTCATCACAATGTCTTCATGACTGGTTGCCTTGGTGGCGAATTGGCGCAGCTCTTGATCGGCATGAAGCCCGATCTTTATGCCGCCTCTTGCTACATCGATAGCATGAAAACGATTTTCCCGAATTTCTACATTGAAATTCAGAACCACGGTCATCCTTCGTTTATGGACAAAGGGTTCGTGGCCTACGAGGGTATGTGCGAGGCTGAGGATCGAGTACGCGAACGTTTGCTGAGGTTGGCCGCAATCACTAGGACGCCGGTTGTGTTGACAAACGATTCGCACTATCAGACTGTCTCGCAACGCAAAGCCCATATTTCAATGCTCAGTTCAAAGATGAAAAATTGGGCGAAGGAAGATACGCACCGCGTTCAGTCAGACGAGCACCAAATATCGGGGTTTGTCAGAGATTATTGCTACTGGACTGCGCATTTACAGTCAATGGAAGAACTGGAAGAACGGACTGACGGGCTTAGCGGGGCTTGTGACAATATCATGGAAATTGTCAAGGAGTCAAACGTTCGGCTGAGTGCTTTGGACTCATTTTCATATTCAATTCCGTTCTCGGGCTACGATAACCCGATTGAAAAAATTCGCAATCTCAGTAGTTCGCGGCTCAAGGGGATTAGTCGGAAGCATGGCAAGATCGCCAAGGAACGGTTTGAGCACGAGCTGAGCGCGATGGGCGACTTTGCCCACTACCTGCTGCTCATGTCTTATTTCATCAGGACGGCTGCGAAGCAAGGCATCTTGACAAACACAAGAGGGTCGGCATCCAGCTCCCTTGTTTGTTACTGTCTTAGCATTCACGATGTTGATCCGATTGCCGACAAACTGACATTCGAGCGATTCTATAACCCGCAGCGAAAGAAGCTGCCGGACATTGATATTGACATTGAGCACGACCGCTATGACGACTTCATGAAAATCGTCTTGGAGAGAATGGTCGAGCTGGAAGGCGAGGGGCAGGTTGCGATGATAGGCAACTATCAAACGCTGGCCAACCGCTCTTCGTTCCGTCTGGTTGCAGAAAGCCTCGGAATTTCAAAAGAGATTCAGGATGAGATCGCCAACTTGCTTCCGCAGATGATCGACTCGGGCATGGTCGATGAAGAGGAAGACGTTTACACAGCGCTCAAAGACACTTATCCTGAAATTTACGAGCTGGCTTCTGAAGTCTTTGACAATCTGAAGAGCGTGGGCCAGCACGCATGCGGCTGGGTCTTCGGAACCGCTGAACGTCCGTTGAAGGATTGGGTACCGATGTATCTCATTGCGTCGTCGGGAAAACTTGTCACCCAGTTCGATTACAAGAACATCGAGAAGTTCGGGTTCAACAAGGGCGATTTCCTGCGGCTCAAGAATCTGAGCGTAATTTCACGATGCCTGAGTTCACTCGGCAAAAACCCGCTTGACCTTCGGCAGATACCGACTGACGACCCTGAGACGTTCAAGATGCTTCGCAGCGGACGAACCGAAGGCGTTTTCACTTTGCAGGGGAGCACGAACCGGCAGGGTTGCATCGAAGTAGAGGTTGAAAAAGAGTCAGACGTGATTGCGTCGGTTGCGATTTACCGCCCGTCGTTGACTCGTCCTGGTTATCACACCATCTACAATCGGCGGCGCAAAGGGATCGAAGAGGTTGATTACACGTCGAAGGTTGTCAAAGACGTGCTGGAAGAGACTTACGGTATCCCGATTTTTCAAGAACAGATTCTTGAACTTGGGTACGAAGTCGGGCTCGACCACGACGAAGCTCAGCAGTTGCTTGACGCGATCAAGCTTGCTAAGGGAGTCGGTAGGGGAGCGAAAGAAGCCTTTGGCAAATTCAAACCGATCTTCATGAAGAAGGCGTTGAAAAAGGTTTCTCAGGGAGAGGCTGACGAGGTTTGGGAATTGATGAATTCGTTTCAAGGCTACGGCTTCGCAAGGGCTCACGCAACGTCGTATGGTCGGCTCGCTGTCAAGTCAGCTTACTTGAAATGTCATCACCCGCAAGAGTTCTTCGTTTCGTTACTTGATGTCTATCCAGAAAAGCATCGTTACATTGCAGCGGCGAAGGACGAGGGATTCAAACTGCTTCCTCCCGATGTCAACCTTTCTGCCGCAGGATTCACACGAGGCCCGAAATCCACTGAAATTTTCGTCGGTTTGGCGCGTGTCAGGGGAATCGGCCCGGTTGCGTTGCGTGCGATTCTAGCAAAGCAGCCGTATAGCTCACTGGAAGACTTCAGAGAGCGTTTGCCGAAGGCGGCGGTAAAACAACCCTCAGTGGAAGCTTTGGCTGCTGTAGGGGCATTCAGGAGCTTTGGCATCAAGCCTACGGATAGTGATGAAGAGACGTTGCATGTTCTTGGCTTCCTCCTCAATCATCCGAAGGCAATGGACTTGAAAACGATGAAACCGAAGCATGCCGGTCGGCGGGAGAGTTCAAGGGGATGGAAGCATTTGGGGCTCGAACGTAAAGTGCCATTGACGCCACGAGGAGCCAGTGTCTCAAAATTGTTTTGGGTTCCGAATCTTCCTGCCGGTGACATTCTAAAGAAGAAAGCATCGGCAATGGGAAGAGGTAAGAGTTGGCTTCTCCTGGTGGTAGATGAAAACGGTCTTCCATTCGAGTTGATCGTAGACGAAGCCAAAACGGAGGAATACGCATACTTGAAATTCATGGCAGAGAAGTGCCGTGGCGCTGTCTTTTGCTTTGATGGTTCAATACGCAATCCATTCAACCTCGATGGGCCGCTAGGTTTCCGGTTCTTCGATGTCACTGGAACGATGCAAGAGGAACCTCAGTGTTGGGGAATTGAAGATGAAAATTATGTGAAGGCTTTTAATCTTCTCCACAAAAGAAAGCGGAGGGCAAGAAGTCAAAATGCAAGCAAAGCCTGAGTATTTCATCGGTCGGCATGTTGTTGCGACAAAAGTGAAAAGGAAGAACGGCAAAAAAGATGGCTTCACGATCTTTTTTGAGGGTGATGGCGAATTGTATGTGGGAGCGGATTTGCAATTTGCTGTAGCAGAAGGGCTGCCGGGGTTGGTTCTTGAACATATCACTGTTAGCCAAGATGAAGCTGAGTTGACATTCAGATTGCCAAAGAAGGATGGGCACCGCGAAATAATTACTTGCCCGCATGGTCGGCTTTTGGTTTGCGATCCTGTTTATACGAGTGGCAAGTATGCCGTTGCGTATAGCGATGACTCAGTGACCGAGATACCGCCCGACCCGTCTGTTGAACGTGCGGCGGAAAGTCCGGAGTGGAAACCGAGGAACGACCCGCCGAAGAAATTGTGGGATGACGACAATGCCGCTTGAAAACAAAGACAAACCAAAGTGGGCTAAACGCGCATCGGGCCTTTTAATTCCTGGCCAGATCGCGGAGAAGTTGTCACTCAAGGATCAGCTTCACAAAATACGTGAGTCCGAACTTGTTACGAAGATCAGCAAAAAGCGTAAGAGCGGAATGTTGGTTGTCACGAAAGAGAAGCCGGGTGCGCGGGTTCATGCGTTGAAAATGAAGAAGAAACGTCGGGCCAAGAACAAGGTAGCAAAAATGTCAAGGAGGGTTAACCGTGGACGCTAATTCACCAGAGGGTCAGTTGACAAAGCGGTTGGTTTCTGCTGCGTCAAAGGCTGTTCATGACCAACTTTTGATCGAATCAGATGAACAACCACTTATAAGGCGTGACGGCGCAGGGTGCGTGAGTTTTGAAACGCACGTTGGGTGCCCGCATGTTGGAAAGGCGATTCGGTTCGAAGTGCTCATGAAAGTAGCGTACCCTTAATGGCGCGCAAAGGAAGGACTGCTTCACCTGCCGCCGCTTTAGCCAGCGCTATCAACACGGCAATGAAAGCCCCAGTGCTCGGGTTCGCCAGCGATGACAAATACGAGGTCAAGCGCGTGCCGTGCGGAAGTCTCACAGTAGAACGAATTACGGGCGGCGGGTTTCCTCGCGGTCGTCATGTTGAAATCTTTGGCGATTACTGTGTTTCGCCTGATACGGCGATCCTTACGTCTGACCTGGAATGGTTGCCAGCAGAAGAACTGAAATGCGGTAATGAGTTGGTCGGGTTTGACGAATTTGGGCCAGGTGGACGAGGAAAAAAGCGTAAACTTCAATTGTCAACAATGGGGCGCAACAATCGGCGGGTATTGCCGTGTTTTGAAATTACAACGGACAAGGGAACAAAAACTGTGGCTAGCGCAAGTCACGGGTGGTTGACCTTGAACAAAACATATAAATCGCCGATGTGGATAACGTCGCGCAATCTTTCAGTTGGTGACAAAATACTTTGGTTGGGGGATCGCTGGGACAAGCCTGAAAATGCGGAAGCGGCAACATACTTGGCGGGGTTAGTTGATGGTGAAGGTTGGCTTAGTGGCGGCCGGTTTGGCTTTTCTCAAAACGAGGGCGTTGTGTTGGATTACGCACTTGAATTAATGAAAAAACTTGGTTTTCAAGTTCATCACAGGTCAGCAAACGGAAATGGTACTGGCTGTCATGGCGTTTATGTTTGCGGTGGTGTTCCTGAAGTCATGCGTTTTTTGGGTCAAGTGAAACCAAAAAGGTTTGACAACAAGTTTTGGGTTGGTAAGGCATTCACCACACATGGGCAGAACGGGTATACTGACGGTCGAGACGTTTATGCAACAGTGAAAAAAGTGCGGTATGTTGGGGAACAAGAAGTTTGCGTTTTTGGTACAAGCACCAAAACCTTTTTTGCCGATGGCCTTTGCTCTCACAATTCAAGCGGCAAATCGTTTCTTGCGTACATGACAATGGTGTTGGCTCAGCAGCGGGGCGAGCTATGCGCGCTCATCGATAGCGAGGGCATCTTTGATTCCAAGTGGTTCAAGAAGCTTGGCGGCGACATAGACGAGTTGCTGATTCACCGGCCGAGCACGGCGGAAGAGACGATCAAACTTCTGATGCTTCTCGCTGGCCCGGAAGGTGCCGATATTGTGACAATTGATTCGGTGGCGTCGCTTCTGCCGAACGAAGAACTGAACAAAGACCCGGAGGAAGGTGAGGATCGCACAGCGGGTCGAGCCCGGATGATGAGCCGCGCATTGCGTCGAGTCACCACGGTTAATGATGAGACGCTTTTCATCTGGACGAATCAAGTCATTGACAAAATCAGTGGTTATGGCGGCATTACGACTCCTGGTGGTCGAGCGTTGAAATTCTACGCATCTATTCGGTTGGAACTGAAGCGCGAGAAGAAGGAGAAGCGGTCAAAGCAGGTTGCCAAGAAGGGAAAGCTCGTCGCTACGGACGTACCAGTAGGCCAGTGGGTTATGGTGCGAGCTGAAAAGCAAAAGACAGCTCGACCGGAAATGGCTGGCATGTTTCTCTTTGATACCGAGAACGGCTGTATCGATCATGAAGTTGAAATCATCAACTTGGGGCTCCAAGACGGTGCAATCACGCGCAGCGGAAACACCTTCACTTACATTGACTCAGAGAAGCAGCCGTGGTCGGGAACCGAATCAAGGTTCAAGAAACTTCTCATTGACAATGACGACATGCGCGAAGAGTTGGAATGGCTCATTGGCGAGAAAACCAAAGAACTGACAATTTCAATCGAGGAGGCATGATGGCACGACTTAGAACGTGCGATGTATGCGGGAAGCCTGCTGAAATCGTTGCCAAGATTTACCTTTCGCCGGTCAGGAACGGAAAGATGACGGACGCCTGCAACTACTCAGTCCGCGCTGACATTGGTAGATGTTGTGTTGAGTCAGTGAATCGGTTCGCCGCATGGACGAAACGGAGAAAAAAGAATGTTGACAATTAAGATAAAAATTGAAAAAGAAAAGGTTTTGTCTTCAATGTGGTTTGACGAAGAATACTTTTTGGAATTGAAAGCTGAAGGAAAAAACGATTGGGAAGCGCTTATTGAAATGATGAAAGAATGCGCTGAAGAAGACTTTGGTTCGCTGATAGAGGAAATCCTTGACGCTGAGTTCGGGGCATCTCTTTCGGGGTTTAATCAAGTTGAAATAGCTGAGAATTTTGCGATGGCGATCAAAGAAATTTCAGTGGTGGAGGTAGACAATGGACACCCCTTGGAAACAAGCTAACAAACAGCGGAAGGCTCGCCGCGAAGAGGAGCGGGTTGGCAAGCTTCCTGGTGGATCGAAACAAGTAAACTCGGGCCGTCACTGGTTCAACAGGCGTGACAACACGCTTTGCGGGTTTCTGGTGGAAACGCGGATCACAAACAGCGGGTCGTACTCGATCAACAAGGACGAATTCGAGAAGATCACGCGTGAAGCGTTTTCAACACCGCCAGGGATGCTACCTGCGATGATGGTCAACATTCAGGGATTGAAACTGATCGCAATTCGGCAGGAAGACTTTCTGGCGATACAGGCAATGATCGAGGAAGGGAAATAACTTGCGCAAGCAACGCCGGGTTGTTGTTTGGTTTTCGTGCGGTGCCGCTTCTGCGACTGCTTCGTACTTGGCACTAAAAAAATATGACGTTGACCGTGTACGTCTCGTTTATTGCAACGTACTTTCTAGCGAGCATCCATCGAATAAAACTTTTTTGAAGTCGGTTGAAAAGTGGCTTCACAAAGACGTTGAAATAATAAGCTCGTCAAAATACGTTTCAATCGATGACGTTTTTGAACGAACGCGATATATGGCTGGTATATCTGGCGCAAGATGCACTACTGAAATGAAAAAAATTCCTAGATTTCAATATCAACTCCCTAGCGACATTCATGTGTTTGGAATGACCGCAGATGAGATAAAACGCATTGACCGCCTTGACGCCAATAACCCTGAACTTCGTTTGGACTGGGTATTGCGCGATGAGGGTTACACAAAACAAATGTGTTTGGATTTGGTGGCAAACGTCGGGATTGAACTTCCGGCTATGTACGGTTTTGGGTTTCGGAATAACAACTGTATTGGGTGCGTGAAGGCGACTAGCATTGCGTATTGGAAAAAAGTACGAAAGCTTTTTCCAGAAACGTTTGAACGCCGCTCTTTTCAATCTCGGAAATTAGGAGTTCGTCTTACGCGCTTGCATGGAGAACGAATTTTCATTGATGAAATTCCGTATGACGAAATAGATGAAGAAATAACTGAAAATATATCGTGCGGCCCTGATTGCAATGACAACGCAGACTGAACGCCGAATTCGTGACGCGCGCCGCTCAAAAGGTGGCGTCCTCGTACCGCTGATCGAGGAACTTCTTGAGAAGCCGCAAGATATGGACAAACCCGGCGATGTGGAATTTATGACTGCGCTACTCAATGCTCGCAAGATGCCGCGCATTGAAAAAGTCTTCTCGCCGTCGATGCTGGGACAGTGCGTGCGTCGAGCGTATTTTGCGCGAATGGGATACGAGAAGGTGCTTGTTCCAGACCCGCGAATGAATTCGTTCTTCATTGATGGGAACTTCAGGCACTTCAAGTGGCAGTATTGTCTATACCGGCTCGATCAGCTCGGCAAGCTCAAGCTGATTGGTGTCGAGCTGCGCACGTATCATCCTAACGGGGATTTGGTTGGAACGCTTGACGGCTTGGTTGTAATTGACGATGTTCCATACATCATCGATTTCAAGGGGATGAACGTTCAGGCGTTCATGAAATTTCAACGCGAAGGCGCGACGCCGACGCATCGAATTCAACTCGTGTGCTACGCGGTCAACAACAACATCGGTCGCGTGGTCGAGCCCTTCAGCGGGCAGGAATTGAAATCTCTCAAAGTTGACAAGTGTATCTTAGTCGGAGAGAACAAAGGCGGGCCGACGCAGAACGGTTCACCGACTGCGCTGCACGAAGATGTCTTTGAAGTATCGCGGTATAGAAGTGAAGTCAAACGGAAATTGAACGAGCTTAGGAGGTCAGTCGATGCGGAAGAAATCCCGAAGCCAGCCTGCACGAGCACCCGCAGTATCCAGTTTGAAAACTGCCCCTTCTCGAAAAATTGCAAGGAAGAGGTCACACGTATTCAGCGAGGAAGGGAAACTGAAAATCGAACTGCCGTCGATCGAGAACGAAAGGTTCCTGGCACAATTGTCACTGGTCGTTCCAGGCGCAATAACAGCAGACGAAAGGGAATTGCGTCTTGATTTCACTTCGGTTAGCTCGAAGGAGATAGGCCGGATACATAGTGAGTTCGCAGTACGCGTTGGGTATGCGATCTATCATGCTTCGATTGCAGAAGCCGATCTCATCGAGAAGCGGCGCGAACTGAAACTAGCCAAAGCAAGGTTCATTGACAAAAACCAGGGCAAGAAGTTTGAAGTTGACGCGCAGGCTGCTCTTGAGCCCGAGATTAAAAAGCTAGAGGACGGTATTGCCGTATTGGAAAGGAAGAAGGCGTTGATCGAAGGCGTTATCGGTGCGTACTTGAAATTGCAGGAGGGCAGTAGCCGAGAAATTAGCAGGAGGGAAAATGAGCGAACAAGCCGTGGAGATTAAGCGTTATCATCAGACGGCTTACCCTATTGCCGATGTCGTCAGTCTTCTTCAACCTTTTCTTGAGAGGGAAGGGTCGATTTCAGCATTGGCCCGACGCATAGGCGTCAGCGAAGCTGCTGTGCGTAAACTCGTGCATGGCGACCGGCAGTGGGTCAACCCGCGTACCGCTGATCGGTGGTTTACTGCGCTCGGCGCACCCGAGCTGCTGGACGACTTGAAAATCCTGAAGCCTTGGAGCTTAGGCAAGCCTCCTAAGAATAGCTTGCGTAAACCGCCCAGGGATGATAAGATAGGCGTGGTCGTAGTGGCGACAGGGAAAGGAGCCGCAATGCAGACAGCTAGGGAACGCAAGCTAGCCGTTCGACAGAGAAGCGCTGAGGCTTGCTTGAAGTCAGGAAAGAAAACTTCAAAGGTGCGTACTTTTTCAATCAAGCCGCAGGACAAAACGAAGCAGCAAAAGCCGCGCCACTCAAAAGCGTTCTATCCTGTGATGGCGAAGCCGCGTGAGCCGTCGTTGGAGGCTCGCTTTATGGATTTGAAACCCGAGGGTATGTATGTCATCGACTGGTGGCGCAATTACACGCCCGACGAAAGCTTGTGGCCAGATATGGTTGAAGAAGCAATCACCGCGTTGGAAGCGGGAGAATTTCAAAAGACTTCTAACCCAGTGACGAAGGAGAGCGAATGATCTTCTCTCCTGATCTCTGCGAATTGATCCTATCTGGCAGGAAGACGGTTACGCGGCGGCCAGTGAAGTACGTGCCGGATATTCGCAGCAAGAATCGGGACGCTATCCCGTGCCGCTACCTACCCGGCATTGATTACGCCGTCCAGCCGGGTCGAGGCAAGAAGTCGATTGGGCGAGTACGAATAGTCTCGGTGCGCCGGGAGAATCTTATGGATGTCTGGAAACCGTACGAATGCACTTGGGAGGGGTTCAAGACCCCGGCCGCGTTCTGGAGCCGGTGGGCCACCATTTACGGTGATGGATTCGATCATTATCAACAAGTCTGGCGCATCGAGTTCGAGCTAGTCCCCAACCAAGGAGAGAAGTGAGCCGCGAGAGTCAAATCAAGAAGCTCGGCAGCCTGCTTTTCATCTTCGGGCGCTCGGCATCGCGGCAAGACAAGTTCGTTGAATGGGCGCTCAAGAAGGCTCACCTACTAGCCCGAGAGGAGACGAGATGAGCAAATGGGAACTGATGATTTGGGTAGGGGTTATCGCGTTCTTGCTCGGTCTGGTCGTCGGTGTTACATGGTTCGAGAGGAACAAGCCATGAGCGACGACGTATGCAAGTGCGGGCATAAAGAACGCGGGCACTCATACGTTTGCTCGGATCACAAGTGGAGTAGACGCGAGTGTGGAGTTGCTAAGTGTTGGTGTTGTCTTTTCGTCTCAGAGGAGGGCGCGATGACTGAGAAACTTTGGAGCCAACTAGGAATCACCCCGGTCAGTGACGGGGCAGAGGGAATGTGCCTTTACTGCGGAGATGTAGAGGGTGAGTTTCATGTTCCGCAACTAGGAGAGTCACCGATTATCTGCGGCCCGTGTTTCCTTCGGGAGTTGGGGATCGCGGGAAAGTCTTCACCCGGCGGGCCGAGTGCCGAGAAGCTTGCCGGGATTGTCAGAGTAGGACTCGGGAAAGAAGATCACATCTCTCGGAACGCGCTCGCAGAACTCGTAGAAAGGGCAGCCAGGCCCGAGGAGCCAAAGCCAGAGAGGCGAGAAGGATGAAATCCACAGAGATCGTTTATCGCGGCGTGAGGGCGTGGGTTGAAATCTCCGATGATGGTTGTCTACCCGATACCCATGTTGTTGCACGTCTGTTTATGGTGGACACGGTTCACACTGAGCGTTCTCCCGCCTTTTCGGCCCACGTCCGCATACCCGAGGAGACTCCCCATGCCTGATGACGTGCTGAGCGAAGAGAAGATCGCAGAGATTCTGTCCGACCTGAACTACGAAGTACATCGAGACGTTGCGGACGAGTTCGTGTGCGCCAGGGAACGGCTCGCGGAGTTTCTTCGCGGCATAGCCGCGCGACTAACAGCGGCAGAGGAAGCGCTATGCGAGATTGGCTCACTGGATACGTGGACGTGGAGGGAAGCTAACGAAATCGTTGATGGGCACTTCGCCAAGTACGGAGGCAACGAATGACTGACAAGATGAGCGCGGAGGAGCTGGCTGACATTCAGCAACACGTCGAGAAATGGGCTGATTGGGATGACGACCGGATCAAATTATTAGACCACATCGCCGCCCTCGAATCCGATCTAGCCACCTCCGAGGCTGCACGGGAGGAGTTGAGAGACGCACTGCGGGATATCGCGGCTGACGATAAACGTGGCATTCCCGGAGCACTTGCGCGTCAGGCCCTCCTTGGCCAGAAGATTGCCACGCCGCGTGAACTACCTAGCGGGGAAGCGGCGGCGCTGCGGATGGTCGCAGATATGACCGGGGACGAAGCCGACGCCGAAAAAGCGCTCGATGCTGCCATGAGGGAAGACGGGCCATGAGAGCGCAATCGGAATCTTTTAAGCGTCTAGCTGTCGGTATCGCTGCGACAAAGCAAGGCCCAGGCCCGGCTGTAAGCATGGCCCCATTCGGTATGGACGATGTTGAAAACGTCCTCTCGGAAATTATGGCCCTCCAAGAGGGGAACGAATACCTGCGAGAGGCGCTGACAACGATTGGCGAAGTAACAAGCGATCACTGGTCAGTCGCAGTCGCCCGCCAAGCCCTAGCCGGGAAGGAGAAGGGATGACAATCCAGGGTTTAGAGAAGATCCTACGTCTCGCCGCTGGCGAACCCGCTCCCCTTGGCTATGAGATCGTGAGGTTGTTGGGAACGTTTGAACGACTGACGGGTACAGGTGGTAATAGCGAAACGATTCATGTCGTAGCGGTTAGAGAGATAGAGGAGGACGGGGAAGCGTGAGCCGTAAATCAATTTTACCAAACAAAAAAGTTTTGGACGAAGCGGTTGATAATTGGAAGGCCGTTACTGAAATTCGCGGGGAAATGGCTAAAGAAGCTTGGGACTACCAAGACGAAGAAACGCAGAAGGTGCTGAACAGGATTCTGAATCGGCTGCGCCTTGGTACGAATGGAGATACCGCCGTCAAGGTTGGTCGGTCTTACGTTCCGGTTAGGATGCCGCAGGAGTATATCGACTACAACCTGATGTTTATTGCCATTGAAATTCTTAAAGACCTAAGACTTTTTGACATTCAAATAGCCAATTTCAAGTTTCCGCCGTCGCTGTGCGCGAAGTGCGGAGCAACATTGGAATTGGAAGTTGTCAAGAAGAAGCGGGGCAGGAAATGACTTGCGCGAAGCACAAGAAAGCGTTGATCCCGCTTTTTGCTATCTGCTCGAATGGGAAAGGTTTCATGGGCGACGACGCATGCGATTGTGATGTCGAACATGGGCCAGGGCAAGAAGTGAGGACGCTTCACGAACCTGGTTGTACCGGAGTGAAATGTGATTTCTGCGAACACGCGGATCAGGCGAGTCCGGACGATCCCTACAACTGCGCGAAGCATGGTTTATTTCTCGGGAATGGCGGTTGCCCGGTCTGCAACAGCGACGTTGAAAATATGCCGCTGGAAAGAATCTATGCAAGGTACCAAACTCTTGGGGCGGAGGTGCTGGAAGCAGAAGCAGAGGAATCTGCCGAATTTCAAATTCTTGAGACAAAAGGTGAGACGCCAAAGCGGTTGAAGCGTTTCACGCGGGCACTTGAGAAAACAGCGGCTAAATTGAAAAAACAACTTCAAGCGTATGACAGTTGGAGCGCGACATCGAAGCGCAGAATTTTTGTGGACAAAGAGGAGCTTCATCAGATCATCAACGACGCGCTCAACGAGGCCGCAGACGCGTACCCAGGTGCGAGTGAGGTAAAGGGGCTCGAACGCTACCGGCTGCTAGAGAACGCCGCTCAAGGCGTCCTGAGCGAGCTGGTTGAATCTAAAGTGCTGATCCGCGAAGTGGAATTCGGCAACCCCCCGCTTTGCATTGATTGTAGGGAGGAGCTATGAACGACTATGCTGTTTGGTGCGTTAATTGTCAATGCGCGCATTCTGTCGAAGGATGCCCCCTTAAAGGGAAGTGCCTTTTTTGCAAGGAACGCCCCGCAACGCTACATTTTGGGGATTTGCTTTCACTTACTCATGGCGGGCAACTTAATTGTTGTGAATTGTGCTGCGCAGAAAAGCAGTTGGAGTTTGCTGAAGAGCGGGCGGCTGCCATTCCCGTACTTGCCGCCAAGGTTGTGAGATTGCGTGAAGAAGGGCAGGGAGGGGTAAAACGCCGAACCGGGATTTGAACGCCGAACGAAAGATCGGTAGGTGCAAGATGGAAATCGAACAAGCGCTAGCAGACGGGGCTCTGCTTCAACCGCCCGAGGGGATCATGGCCAGAAAATCAGCAGCCAAGAAGAAGAAACTTTACAAAGCAAAGCCGACGTGGGTATGCGTCGGCATTGATATGTCATTGTCAAGCATCGCTGGCTGCGCGTTCATGAGCGACGGCATACTTGACAAAATGCGCGGGCCAGCGATCTACTCAAATCGTTGGGAGCGCGGCACCCATTACTTCGACCGGATGAAATATGCGTCGAAGCCAGAAATTTTCCTAAGATCGCTGGTGTCAGGGCTTCGCGGCGCGGTGGCCGAATGCGACCAAATCTTCATCGCCATCGAAGAGCCGTGGCCAATGGGATATGCAAAGCAAGGAAATTCTGCATGGCTGAAGCAACAGGCTCAATTACAAGGAGCGTTCGTCGGCGGCTTGCTTAGATATGGCTATACCAATATCTATGAAATTAACTCAGAGAGTTGGAAAAAATTAGTCGCCGCTGACATTGGTTTCAAGGGACGTAGGACAAAAGAATTCAAGTGGAATGTCAAGGAATGGGCAATTCACGATTGGGGCTTGCCTGAGTTACCTGACTTGATCCAGTCAAAGGACGGACTCAAGCCGAAGCCAGTGACAAGTCGAGCTAAGCCAGCGCAGCCGGAAGACGTGTACGACGCTTGCGGCTGCATGAATTGGATGCTTAACGAAATCGGGGAAAGTTAAAATGACCAAAAGAACGTTGAAGCGTTTTATCAACTTTGTAAAAATGGATAAAAATGGCTGTTGGATATGGCAGGGAGCGCGCACGCCTGCTGGGTACGCACGTCTTTCAGTTGATTATGGGCAGGAATATGCTCACCGTCTATCTTACGAACATTTTGTTGAGCCAATTCCTGACGGTCTTGAAATTGACCATTTGTGTCGAAACCGTGGTTGCGTCAACCCCGTTCACCTTGAAGCCGTTACTCACGCTGAAAACATCAAGCGCGGGCATGCTGCCAAAGCAGCCGCTTGTTAATTGACTCTGGGTTTGATACAATGCCGCGCATGGGACAACTGAGAGGAGATTGAAAATGAAAAGGTTTATCGTGTCATGCCGAGAGGAAGCGCGCGTGCAATATGCAGTTGACTGTGACACCGAAGAGGATGCTCGCCAGATAGTTGAGTTGCGAGATACTCCTATTTCACTGCCCGTCAAGCAGATTCTTGACGAGCACTACGATCCCGAGATTGTCAGTGTCGATGAAATTCCGATTCCGATAAGAAAGGGCACCCTTGGGGGAAGGCATTTTTGAATGAAGATCGGCACTTATCTGGAACTGAACGAGAGCGAGCTGACGTTCTTCGAACGCAAGCGTTTTTTCAAGCAGCTCACTTTCCTAAATGGCGAACGCAACGAGGTTGACTGCGTTCGCCATTGCCGCGACGGGAAGCTTCAAGTCTCACGCGGCGCGCTCGCTCTTCTTCCTGACCGGCTACTTGAGCATGCTGAGGATACGCGTGTTCAGCCGCCGATCAAACGCAAGCGTAAACTGAAATTCAACAAGACGCTTGATTATCAATCTGAAGCGAAGAGCTTCGAGGGGCAGCAGGACGCGCTAGACGCAATGCTCGCCACTGACTGCGGAATTGTTGTAGCTCAACCGGGTAGCGGAAAAAGTGAAATTGCCCTTGCGTATATCGCAGAGAAGCAAACACCCGCGATCGTGATCGTTCACACTAAGGATATTTTTCAACAATGGGTCGAGCGGATTGAGAGTGACATTCCTAATGCGCGAATTGGCAAGATCAACGACGTTGAGTGGACGATAGGTGACATTACAGTTGCGATGATTCAGACCGTAAATAAAAACCTCGATGAGTTCATTGCCGACAATAAGAAGTTTGGCACAATTGTCATCGATGAATGTCATCATTCTAGTGCAAGAACGTGGGAAGTCGTCATGAACAATTCGCTTGCGTATAACCGTTTTGGTTTCACGGCTACGCAGAAGCGGGCCGACGGGATGGAGCCGCTTATGAAATTCGTTATTGGCCCGGTTATTTACAAGCGGCAAATGAAACCCAAGATACCGACGCGTGCAATTCCGCTTTACACATATTTCAAGTTTGCTTATCGCGGTCGGTGGGATTGGATGCCGTTGCTCGAAGCGCTCGTGGAAGACGAGGGGCGCAACAAGCTCATCGCTAGCACCGCGCTGCGTCAGATCAGCAAGGGGCATAGCGTACTCGTGCTGAGCCGCCGGATCGAGCACCTTGACTTGCTACTCGCGGCTATGCGCTCGCAAGAGCCTGACTGCTCGGTTGAAATTCTGACGGCCAAGGTGCCGAAGAAATTGCGCACGCAAAGGTTGGATGACTTCAGGGCCGGGAAGGTTAAATGCCTTCTTGCCACGCAGCTTGCAGATGAAGCACTTGACGTGCCGATTTTGTCACGCGTGATTTTGTCATTCCCTGGCAAGCATGACGGCCGGATCATTCAGCAAGCAGGGCGAGCCCTGCGTGAATACCCTGACAAAACGGATGCTGTTATCTTCGACCTAGTTGACAAAAATATTGCCGTCTTGCATCGTCAATGGAATTTGCGACGCAAAGCGTACAAGGAAATGAAAATCAAAGTCAAACATCGCAAGGGAAAGGAAACACAATATGTCACCAAAGCAGAGCAAAGACGGGAGTTGGCAAATCGCCTCCGAGAAAGAGCTGCTTCAGGCCATTGAGTTGATCGAAGAGAACAAGGAGCTGATTGCTGAAATTGAAGCAAAGATGGAAGAGGAGTATGACTACTCTGCGACAAAAGACGACGTGACAACGCTTCAGCAAGCGGTCAAAGAGTTCATGACCGTTCACAACTTGCCCTCAGTTGCTCGCCCGGACTATACAATTTCACTTGTTTGTGCGTCTCGATCGCGTTGGGATGACGGCAAGCTGAAGAAGATTCTTGGCAAAGCCGGTTTCTTGAAAATTGCCAAGATTACAGTTGACCCGGCCAAGATCGATGAGCTGGTCAAGGAAGGCAAACTTGACTTGAAAAAGATTGAGTCTGCGTTTATCGTGACCCCGAATGCGCCGTACTTGAAATTCACGCCGAAGGGCAGGGAAGATACGGATGAGGTTGCCAACTTGAAGAAAAGGTTGGCGGGCTAGCATGGACAGAATCTACAACGCTGAGCCGTCACCCGACGCGCGCATTGACCCCGAAGGGCTCAAACGAGCCCGAGCGGTAGCGTTTGCCGAGATCGGTAATCCCGGTATGGCTGACTTGTGCATGCTGGCATACATCGACCCAGAAGACCCGTACACGAACATGATTCTGAAGAGGTTGGAAGAATCGTGAAAAAGCGAATCGGCCCGCACTTTCCTTCGCGTACTCCGCGCACCAGCCACATCAAGCCCGAGCGGTTCAGCGACTACTTGACAATCGGGGAACTTGCGCGTGTTGTGCGCAAAGACATTTCGTGGATCAAGCGGTTGGAAAGAGCGGGTCGAATTCCACAAGCGAAACGAGTACAATTGGGAGAGCTGAGTTTTCGGCTATACTCCCCCGCGCAAGTCAAGGAGATCGAGGGAATTTTCAAGACAATGAAAGTAGGCAGACCGAGGAGGGCGCAATGAAAAAGTTCATTCCAATTAGGGCGCGGTATCGTCATCTATGTTGCGGTTGCCGCATGGTTTATTATTCGTTCTTCGGCGGGCGCGAGCGTTGCTTGACAATTGCGTGGTGCCGGGAAGGGAAGCGGTAATGGCGCGCAAGACAGCACAGAAGAAGGTAGGAAAGAAATGGGACATCGAATTGACTGCCGTGGGGCTAGAGCATCACGTTACGGCTACCGGCAGAGACAAGCTCATGCGAGTATGCCCGTTTCACGTAAGGCTCGAACGAGAGCCGGACAATAAATTTGATCCGAATGCGGTCATGGTTGTGGTCGCCGATGACAAAGCAGCATCGCTCAAAGGTATTCACATGGGTTACATTCGCAGGGCTTCGGCAGAGCTGCTTGCGCCTGAGTTGGATAGCGGTCGGGTCGAACAGATCAAGCTCGTAGTGACCGAGATCGACAAGAAGGCAGCAACGGCCGCGATCGAATGCCATTTTCAGTTTCGTGTTTGACAATGGAATGAAAAGGCGGTATCATTCCGGGGCACAGTGAGTTTTCGACAATGACAAGCGAGACGGAGGTTTGAAAGATGGGAACACTTGAAATCCGGGCCAAGGCGAAGCAGCTTGGCATCGAGGGCTACAAGGCAATGAGCGCGTCCGAGCTTCAGGACGCAATCAAGAACCACGGCAAGAGCGAGAAGGCGGCTCCTGCCAAGAAGAAGGGTGCCGCGAAGAAGTCAGCCGCGCCTGCGAAGTCAGTTAGCAAGAAGTCGTCCGCGAAGAAGACTGCGAAGAAGAGCGCTCCCGCGAAGGCGGAGAAGGTTGCCAAGAAGCGCGGACGACCGGCTGGAAGCAAGAACGTCAAGAAAGCTGTCAAGGTGACAAAGCCGAAGGCAGACGGCCCGAGCGGTCGTAATCTGATCGATGACAAATCGATCGACTGGAAGGCCGAGTGGAGTGGTGGACAGCGGGGCAACCGGCAGACCATTCTCAAGGCTGTCCGCAAGTTCAGGGGCAACGTTGACAAGTGCTTCGAGCTACTGAAGCCCGACGCGCAGCAGCTTTTCAAGACGAGCCCTACAACCGGCAAGAAGTACACGAAGGCTGAGGCCGAGGCTCTCTTGCGCTGGAACATCTCCCGCGTGAAATTCGACTTCGTTACTGGCACCGGCCAGCACGAGGCGAGCACCAACAGGAAGAACACAGTCAGCAAGGCGAAGAAAGCGGCCAGCAAGCCCGCTGCGAAGCGTGGACGGCCGAAGGGCAGCAAGAGCAAGGCCGAGCCCGTAGCGGCTAAGAAGGCCGCTAAGCGTGGCACCGCGAAGCCGAAGAAAGCAGTTGCCAAGAAGAAGAGCAAGTAGTACGATGGCAGCAAGATTGAGAGACGAGCACAAGGCTGAGACGCCGGATGCTAAGGCCGAGTCCATGGACGCCCATTCAGAGGGTTCGAGGCTGACGCCGGGCGAGAGGTTCGACTCCTCTCGGTTCGTCTCTCAATTGTCACTCGGGGTAGATCGGTTTCGACGTGGCGTAATGTGGCAGTTACTTACAGCGGGTTGCGGCCTACCGCATCAAGTCCTGAATTGGACAATGTGAATGCGAAAGACGAAGTAGCAAACGAGGCAGCTCGGGGGATCGTTGAAATTGAAGCGTTCCTCTCCGAGTCGGCCCTGGTTTCAGCGTAACCAGCACCAATCGCTGATCCTGCTCGGACAGAGCTGGCGGGTTCGGGAAAGACTGAACTGGCATCTTGGAAAGACAAGATGGTGGAGGGCACACACGCCCCCAAAAAAGCTGTTAGGAAAGTGATTGGCAATAGCGTTCGCGGACGGGGGTTCGATTCCCCCCTACTCCAATTTCAAACGCCGAAGGAGGGAACGATGAAACAGATGAAATTGAAAAACGGCCGAGTCATCAAGGTGGGCGATCGAGTTGCCTACGACGCAACGTTTCGCCCGAGCGTGGTTCTCGCTATCGGTGCGCGGGTAGTGACAATCCGTGACGCTTGGGGCTATGTCGTTTCAGTGAGCAAGCGGCAAGTGCGAGCAGCCGAAGCGAGGAAACTCTGATGTGGCAATACATTTTTGCGGCAATCGGTCTTGGGCTATGGATCACGATGATACGGTTTTTTTGGGATGGGCACCACCTTCGATGACCGAGCCCCAAAATTTTCACCGATTTTGCCAGTGTCAGAGAGAACTGGACAGCTTCTTGGCCCGGTGCTACACTGGCTCGGTACGGAATGCGTCCCATGCGGCGGGACGCGCCGTAGCTCGCGCAATTCCCTCGCGCGGGCACGCCTGTCGGCTCCGTCGTGGCGACGATGTGAGCACAGGCAACGAGCAGCCCCTTCGCAAGAGGGGGCTGTTCTATTTCAAACCCCAGGATCATACCACAAAAAAAGAGTTGAAATTCACTTATTTGTGTGATACGCTAGGCCGGTAGATTTCAACGAGGGAGGAAATAGGTACCGGGGGTAACGGTAGGAGGGGTAAAACGAACGCTGAGCTAACTGAACGCCACGCTGACGCGCAGAAACAGAAAGGCCGGGACATTCCCCGGCCTTTTCGTTAGAGTACCGCTTAGAACGCCTGTGTGCTATTCTAACGGCATGGGACAGAGCAGTGCTAGACAGTTCAAGCCTGCGTATTCTCGTAGCTGGACAATGGAGGAGATCGCGGCGATGCCGCGAACGGTTACGCGACTCGGTTATGTGAATTGTCAAGTCGAACCGGGAGTTTGGGAAGTAGAGCATCGGTTAGTAATGACCGCTAAGCTTGGTCGGGCGCTACGTGAAAATGAAAATGTGCATCACGTCAATGGGCAGCGGGACGATAATCGACAAAAGAACTTGGAAGTTTGGGATAAGCCGCACCCGGCAGGGCAGCGGGCTACTGGCCGCAAAAGGAAATGCCCTTTTTGTGGGCATCTGTTTTGAACGGCAGGTAGGGCAATTTCAACGCCGAGCATTTTGAACGCCGAAAGAAAACGCCCGACAATGCGGGCGCTCTCTTGACTGGCTATGTTTGTGAAAATGCTCTCAGCGCGTTATGACAAATAATCGAGCCCTTCAGCTTCCAGCTCTTCATCATGGCGATACTCTTCGCGCTCAAGCCGTAGCGCTTCCGTCTCGTCGTCCTCGATCGCTTGTTCGACTAGCGTGCCGTAGTCAGCGTCACTGACAAACGGATCGTCGTAAAGCGCTTCCCTCGTGGCCTGCTTGTTTCTTTGAGTGTGTGACTCCATTGTTTTGTTTCCTTTCGTTTTCCATCGGCCCAAAATTTTCACCGATTTTGCCAGTGTCAGGGATGGGCAGTTTTCATTTCAATTTAGTGTTGTGGTATTTCACTTTGGAAAGTTGTCAACAATGACAACGTAAAGGGCATTCGGTAACTGTATTGAAATTCTGTTAGCGTGGTAACACGATTTTCGGTCGTCGTCGGCATAGTTGCCAGCGCAGGCAACACCGCGGCCGTTTTCGAGCGATTTCAAGAATGCGCGCGAACGCATGCAGCGGCGAAACTGCTACCAACGACGGTCAAACGCTAGGTTTTCACTGTTTCCGCTCGTTAGTTCTCCCTCCCTCGTTTGACAATCCCGCCAGAATCAACGCAAACGCCACTGAAAACGACGCTAACGCGTAGCGAACGCGGCCGAAGGTACTAGCACGGCTCGAATTTCAATTGTTTAGAATCGCTTAGAATCCCCTTCCGGCTTATACCGCTGAGAATGCGATCGGTAGCCTGCTCGGGCGCGTGCCTGCGTGAGCTGCGCGCGCATCATCGCGGCTTGTAGCTCGGAGATACGCTCGGCCGGTACGGTTGGCCGCGATTCGAGCGCGGGCACGTTAGGAGAGCGCTCAGCGCCGCTAGCGAACATGTTCGGCACGGGCTCATCGGCTCGTTTCATAGCTCCCTCGTTTCCGGTTGCTAGCATTCCAGCGATACGCGCCCGATCGATCCGAGCGCGCACCGCTCGATAGCTCGCAGGCATACCACGAGCCCGCACAATGGCGGGCTCGCAGTGGTACTGACTATCTGGCGCGGTTTGTCAATCGACCATACCCCGCGCATTCCATGCAGACGGGATAGCGAATTTTTGGCTATCCCCTCGTCCGCGTCGTGCCGCGTCCGTGTCCGCGTTCAGGCATGCGCCCGCGTTGAGGCATGCGCCAGACGGTGCGAGCGTATCGCCGCACGTAGCGCATGCGGGAGCGGCTGTTTGCGTGTTGGCTGTTTGTTTCAGTGTTTCGGTTTTCATGTTTTGTTTCTCCCTCGTGTTTGTTACGCGTTTCGGACGTGCGGCCGATTCTGACGCGGTACCGTGTTGCGCACCGCTAGATAAAACGTTTCTCCATCCCCTAACGTTAGCGGAGAATGATCGCGCCCGCCATTGCGCCCGCGCTCAAGATCGGGAACATGCCGGGCTATCCCGCGCGCGTATGTAGCACCGCCGCGCACGCGGACTATTTCAGTCGCGCTATGCGCGGTGCCGTAGATAGCTAACGCATTGCGCACTCGCTCGCGCTCGTTTTGTCTGAATTCGCTATGCGCTAGTGCGAACGGCTCGAATTTCAAACGTGCGGACAATAACGCGTCTCGCCATTGCGCTAGTGCGAATCCCTCACGTTTTCGATATATGTCCCGTGCGTGTCGCGCGTTTCTAAAACCGAGCGAATCGTGCGCACCGTCCTTTTGTACTCGTGCTAGTGATTGGCGCGCATAGTAGATATGTCGTTTCCATTTCCGCACGCGTGCCGCTTGTTTGCGTTCGAATGTTTCATGATCGGTTTGCGCATAAGCGCCGGATTGATAAGCGCCGTAACCGTATGGTGCAGCGGGCAAACGCCATAGCGCGGTTTTCAATTCGGCTTGCGCGCGTGTCAATTCGGCCGCGTAGCTGTTTCGAATGTCTCGCCAGTGTTTGCGGGAGTTTGCATCGGTGCGCGGTTGAAACGGGAACCGCTGACCATTGTAGTCTGCAACCGTGGCAGTATGTAATTCGGCGCGGCGTTCGCGGTATAGCTTGCGAGCGTAGCGCATCATCGCGCGGCGCTGTTTTGCAGTGAGCGGTTTATGAAAACCTACCTCGCCGCGTTTCGGGATAGCGTCGCGCGTCCATTGCGTTAGCCGTGCGCGGGATATAAATCCTCGCGCGGTAAGCTCGGACATATCCGTATCGGTGCGAATGTAAAAAATATCACCCTGCCGTAACACTTCTCGCTCGCGAGCTATTGCAGCGTGAACGGCGCGCGGTGCTAGTGCGTCGATCGCTGCATCGACGGTTTCTATTTTTCCGCGCGGTAATTGCGCCAAAAAATACAGCGGTTGCCGCTCGTTTGAATCGAACGAGGATATGTATCGCGCCCGCCGATGTTTTGTCACGTCAGCAAATAGTTGTAACTCGCAATTGATACAAAAACCGTTCGCGCCTGCTTCATGAGGTTTTCCCTCGTCTGAATCGTAGCGATAACTGTCCTCGAATGAAAACAGCGTGACGGTTTCTCGCGCGTTGTCCCGGTTCGATTCAAACGGTTGCGCAAACCTGCTAGCTAGCCGTTCGTGCCGCACCGCTGAAAATATCGAATCTCCGAGCCGATGGTGCCGCGTTTCAAAATAGTAGCCGTCTGCATCTTTTTCAATTGTTCCGCCGTTGATATAGCGATGATCGGAAACAGGACTGTTCCAATCGTCCGAACATTTCCAGCTACCGCCGTCCGAGTAATCGTAACACGCGCGGTTGATAACACGAGTAAAGGTATGGCCTTCGATTTTCCAGGTATAAGTACGTGACCACGTCCCGTATTCTGCGCAGGGCTCGCCGCGATAATCGGTCGATTTTCGCTCATCGGTTTCTTTCATTTTGAGCGCGGTTTCAAACGCGTCAAAATCGGGCGCGTTGACATAATGCTTTTCTGCCCATGTCTTGTCCGGGCGCGAATCGATCGGTCGAATAGAATCTAAATCGATCCCTGCGCCGTCTAGCGCTGAAAACGGGATAATCACGGACGCGGCAAAGGTTAGTCCGATGATTCGCCGCGTGTCTGCTTGATGTTCACTTGTGCGGCTTTGCGGGCCACGCCATATATCGCCATTGATAACAAAAACGGCAGGGTGCCGTTTTTTAGCGGGTATGAAATGAAACAGCGGGAAATGCGGGCCATAGCTGAAAACCTCGCCGCGTGACAATCGTGCGTCAACGCGTCCATCGGCATATTCTCGAACGTGCCGCGTTTGATTTGTTCCCGGTTCAGGGTATCCGTCGCGCGCATGCTCGCGCATGCGGGAACCGTAATACAAAACGCGTATCGCGTCTTCAATCGTGCGTGCGTCGTGCCCAGTCGCTCGCATAGTTTACAAACCTCCCTTTAATCGGTTTGAACGGTTGGCCAGTAGCGCGAGGGTTTTTTATTCCTGAACGTTTTCTATTTGTTCCATCCCGCTTAGTTTCTTTCGGCGTTTTCACGTCTTCTCATATCCATCGAACCACGGGCCGAGTCTGCGCGTGCGAGCGCGCCCGGTTGAACTAGTGCAAGTGCTCGAACTCGTTTCGGGATTGTTGCAGTGCGCTTGAGCCTCCTGAAGTGTTAGCCCTGTTTCGATTGTGGTGCGGCGTGAAATGTTCGGGTTGAAATACATTCGAACGATTTTATACATCGGTTCGGTTCCTTCCTATTTGAGAATTGCGCAAACGTCGGCCGAGTACGCGCTAGGGTGTTGAAATGCTTCCGACGCGTTTTCAGGGGATGCGACAAATAGCGCGAGGGTGTTCTCGTCGTGCGCTAATTCCAGCTTGACGTATTGCGGCTTTGATAGCGCAGGCATGAAATAAGCTCGGACGGAATAACCCCCCTGCATCGCTCGTTCCATATCTGGCGTTTTGTTATCGATCATTTTCCCTCTACCTTTCTTTTCTTGTCAAGCGTTGAGCGATTCGCGCAAGTCTTTTATTAGCGCGTCGATTGTCATAAACCTGTCTTCGTTGTAGTCATGAAGATAGATTTTCAGCAAGTCGCTTAGCTGTTTTGCTTGCTTGTCCGTCATTTTGAAATCCTCCCTGTTGACTAGTTGACATTTCACGCGTGCGAGCCCGTAATGGCTCGCCGCGTCAAATTTCAACTAGCGGCGTGCGCGTCGTCGAAACCTTTTAGATATTCCGTGATGTATGGCGCGGGATAGTTGGCGGGCTCTGCGCGGGGATCGTACCCGTGCTGGTAATCATTCCAACCGTCCGAGTATGCCGTGTCCCGTTCGATACGCGCGGCGGTCGTTTCTTCTGGCGCTTCCGTGAATAGATGAACGCGATACATTTTCAAAACCCTCCCTGTTTGACTAGCTGACATTTCACGCGCGGGAGGGAGTGACCCTCCCCGCGTCAAACGAGCTAGCGGTCTTCGAAGTCTCTAACAGCTCCGATGAAATTGTCCCCGAAGTAACTACCCCAAAACGCGTTTCCGTTCTCGTCCGTTTTCCACGTCACGTATTCGCTGTTCCAGAGACATAGAACTATGCGCCCGGTTGGCTCGTTTAGCCATTTTTTCGCGGCCACGACTAGCGCACCGTTCGGCAGGGTGTCGCCCGGTATGACGTAGGATCGTTTTGTGGCGGGCATTTCTCTTTCCTTCCCTCGCGTGAATGAATACAAGGGGAAGCTATCAAGAATCGGCGAGAATGTCAAAACACGAAACGCGGCGCGTAGTAAATCGCAACCAGTGCGAGCGGGTACGCGTAGCGTTGCCAGTAGCTAAAAAGGTGTTTTCGCATACCCTCAGAATCGGCAACGCAAGGGCTCGCCCGATCCCCCATGCGGGGGAAATGCGACGCTATCCGGGGGATAGTTCCCGCATGCCCGCTAGCGCCATTGTGCGGGCTCCAGATCAGCGGGAAACAGGGAAACGCTAAACAGTACGCATGCTAGGGAGAATGCCTGCTATGGCGTAGCCTGCTCGCGCGCGTATGCGCGCGCGCGTAGCGTTGACATTGCGCGCGTTATCAACGCTACCCTGTAGCCCTGTATTCGTGCCGCATGCGCGCTATGTTGACATTGCACTAACAAAGCCTGTTCTGTGTAGTGACATTAGAGGGATAACCTACCGCGCCGCGATACGTTGAAATTACCCTAATTCAGCGGATAAGAATGCTGCTAAGCATACATAGATATATAGGTACAGAGTTTTCTTTGTCATTGTTGTCGATGTCGTCTTACCCTGGGCAGTCACACACCTCGCAATGTCAGAAAGAATTTGTCAATAATACCCTGATAATTGTCACCTATTCAATTTCAATTGACATTCGCCTAAGTGACAAAGAATTGTCAAGTACCGGAAACATTGTGAAATTCGATAGGTGGAGTGATGGCGGGGTGGGGCTAACCCGTATATCGCCAGTCGCATCTTGAAGTTGACAATTAATTGTCACTAACAAATACATCGCTGGTCTACTTTCGAAAGTGACAAATTTATGTCAACAAAGACAGAAACGAGTAGAACACGATGATGGCCATCGTGAAATTTCTTTTTGGGGAAAAAACAGGATTGGGAACTACATACTGTGAATCAGCCGAGACAAAGACTAGAAATCAGCCGAAGACGCAACTTGAAACAAGTCGAAACAAGGAACGCCGTTAGTTCAACTTACGGGGCTAACTTGAACTAACGGACAGGAACGCGCAGGAAGCTCGCAGCGGCGGGATACACTCTCTTGCAGAGATCACCAGGGTTTGGCTCATTCCTCTTGCCAGCGAAGCTGTGAGGGGCTACAATGAGCCTGCCCGTCCGTATGACTTGGTGCCAGAGGCGGAAGGAACGGGAATCAGCCAAGTCAAACGCAGGGGCAGAGTTGCGCTGGGTACTCCTCTATGGGAAAACTCGGGAGGAGTGGGCTCGACGGTAACGCGAGCTTGCCTTCTCTTGCCCTTGCGCGATATAATGGCCGAGGCAGATAGCACTGTCGATGCGCTGGGAGGCGCATAGCGGGGCGGTGTTTCTATCATGACTGGTGGAGGATGCCGCCCCGCTTATATTTCAATAGAGAGGAGAAGGCACAGGGCATGAGCCGCGTGATAACAGATCGGGACATATCTCTTGTCAGGAAGCAGGCTGACCTTTTTTGCCTTTATCTGCCTGGAATTGACAACGCTTTCAGGAGATCAGTAAGTTGGACGACTTGACAAAAAAAGTGCTTGATGAACTACAGCGGGCGACCGAACAGTTCATTGACGATCTCGATTTAGGTAACGATAGGCTAGTTCGTGATCTCGGGCTCGAATCTTTGTTTTCAAGTCTTCTGCTTACCGATGAGGAGCGCGAAGCTATCGAGGCTCGCGCTTTTAGTCGTACCTTGGCTGACATCGACGAATTGGAGGAGCATGGACACAGGTGATTATCAACGCAAAGCAATTTCAACTGCCGTCTTCGGAGACAGCGTAGACGATTTTGTAGAAGAAGCTACTGACAACGAAGTTGCCAACTTGCTTCGATTGTCGTACTTGACATTGAAATTAAATGGTGAGGCAGGCGAGATTGCAGAGGAGGTAGGCAAATCGCTGCGGGATGACGACGGCGAACTTACCTTTGAACGCAGATTGAAATTAGTGAAAGAGCTTGGCGACGTTCAGTGGTATGTTGCCGTCCTTGCTAACGAGTTGGGTTATGGCTTATCAGAGATCATGCAGAAGAACCTTGACAAATTGGCTCAACGTAAAGAGGAGGGGAAGTTGCATGGCAGCGGAAGTGGACGTTAAGACAACTGAAAACAAGTTACTGCGTAAGCAATGCGTTCTTCATGACAACGGAACTTGTCATGATGTCAGAGACGGGCTCATGCGATGGTTTGTCAATCCCGATTACAACGAGCCTCGTCAGGACGGCGAAATACCTGGGTCGAAAGTTGAAATTCCACTTCAGGTATGGGAAGACTTTGGTAAGCCCAGGATAATCACAGTGACAATCGAGCCCGGAGATTTGTTGAACGATGAAGGTTAAACAGCCGCATCAAAGTAAGGACGTAATCTACAACGACGCGTCAGTTCGATTGCATGGGCTGTCGCCTTCTCCGTCAATTCCAACGCGTGATCGGCGGCATGTTGGAAAGATACGTGAAGGAAGCATCAGCTTCGAGATATTTGCCAAGAAGAATAGGTTGCCGACCGACGCAGGTTGACAACTTTTCAAGCAGTTGATACTTTGGTTACGACACCGCCGAGCCAGGGGTGGCGTTTCGGGCTAAAGGGGGGAGCGAAAGCTCCCCCCTTTCTTTTGGTGGTATCATTGAAATAGTCCGAAAACCCGCTATTTCAGTAGGTGGCACATGGCTCGCAAGACCAAAGACGCAATACGGAAACCTCACGTACCATCATCAATGTCATCGATGAGTTTGGCGCGCATACAGTCTGGTGTATATCCTGACAAATGGGCCGAAGCGCTAAGCTTGAAAGTAGATGGCCATAACTGGGATATTAGGGGTCGTGAGTACCAAATTGGAATTATGCGTGACGAATCGGAGTGGATTGTCATTCCGAAGGGTGCGCAGGTCGGGTTGACAACAGCGTTTTTGGTAAGAAGTTTCAACTGGGTAGTGAAAAGGAAATGGCACCACCTGTACCTGATGCCACTCAAGACCGGTGCAATTCCATTCGTGCAAGGTCGCATCGATCCGATCATCAATTCCAACGACGAGCTGGCGCACATCTTTAAATCGGTGGATAACAGGTTGCATAAGCAATCCATTGACGATATTGCCTTCCGAATTAGAGGCACGAATATCTGGACGGAATTGCGAGAGATTCCGTCTGACGTTCTCGTAATGGATGAGCGCGACAAAATGGTGGAAGAAAACATTCCAGAAGCCGAAGCGAGGCTCGACGGTTCTCTCATACATCGTGTCGTAGAACTGTCCACACCGACCGCTCCGGGCATAGGTGTAGATGCCGATGACGCTTGGAAGATGAGCGACCAGCATCGATGGTTTGTACCTTGTCCTCATTGCGGTCGCAGACAGAACTTTACAGTCGATGAGAATGTTGTCATCGGAGAAGTGGCTGAGGAGTGCTTCCTTCGCTGCGCCTTTTGCAAGAAAGCGATCTCTGACGCTGACCGCGCACTGGCCAACGCTTTTGGCTCTTGGGAAGCCGACAACCCTAACGGTACAAAGCGCGGCTATCACATCAGCCAGCTTAACTCTCCAACCAAGTCAATCGAAGGATTCATGAAGAATTACTTCGATGGTTTGCGCGACGTGAAAAAGATGCGGGCTTGGTACAACAACAACCGTGGCGAGCCTTATGTGGCGCATGGTGACAAGATCACTGCGGAAATGCTCGACGCCTGCATTGGGAAGGGCTACTACGGTGGCGGAATGGCGATCGGGCCAGCCTATATCGGAGTCGATGTAGGTTCGGTTCTGCATTGCCGCGTGAATTACTTGAGTAAGGACGATCGGGCTATGGCTTGGAAGTTCATCATTTTTAGTGACAAACCGGGCAAAGATATGTGGATGCAGCTTGATGAATTTCTTTCTAACCTGAACAGCTTTACATGCGTCATCGATGCCCATCCTGAAAAGACTCAGGCAAAGAGGCTTGCATTGAAGTATCACAAGCGGGTCTGGATCGGCTTTGAGTTTGACCGTCCTGACCAGGCTGAGACGGCGCTTTTTAATGTTCCTGGTACGGGTGCTGTCGGCAAGGTTTCAATTGACCGAACGTGTGCCTTTGACGCGTCACGAGATCGGATCATGCACGGTCGTCTTGTCTTGCCGGTGGATGCACGCCTGCAAGGTGAAAATATGCCGAACTTGGAATTCAACGGCTACTATCATCAGATGACGCAGCAAGTACGCGTCGAGGAAGAGGACACGAGAGGGCGATTTGTGGCTCGGTGGCGAAAGAACAAAAATCCCGATCACTGGCATCACGCTGAAATGTTCTGTGAGACGGCTATGATGAAAAAGCCGTACACGGTTTTGTCACAATCCGCTGGTGAACTCTTTGCACGAACAGGGAACGTGATTTCAAGTGGCGCGTAACGCAACGTCTCTCGAAGAAGAGCGCAACGCCATCAGGCGTCGCTACAAAGACGGCAACGCGTTGGGCTCTCAGCGGAAGCATCGCAAGATCACTGACGAGAGCGAAATGGATGCTTCGACGCTTGAGTGGAAAAAGGCTCATGCCGTTTTCTTGAAATCCGCGGATTATTCCTACCGCTACATTTCTGACAATCTCCGGGTTCAGACCAGCGTTATCAAGAAGTGGTTTGCCGAAGACAAGAATATGGCCGAACGCGTTGCGAAGCTTCAGGCTGACATGATCGATGGCGGTGTCAAGTTACTGAAGAGTTATGTAATTGAAGCCATCGAAATGCTGATGGAGATCGCGCGGCATACGGGCGATGACGAGATAGCTCGTAAGTGCCTGAATGACATTCTTGACCGCGCTGGAATGTCCAAGGTCAGTAAAACTGAAAGTCAAGTCACGAAGCGGGAAGAAGTCGATCTTTCAGACAATTTCTTCAGCCGTATCGAAGCATTGCCGCTGGAAACGCAAATGAAAATTGCTGAACTTATGCAAGAGGTTGAAACCGTCATGGTTGCTGCGAAAGGACAAGGATGAAAAACCCATTTCGCTGGATTTCAGAAATGTTCGTTGTGGCATCACGCGGTATGCGGGTGCCATATCGCACGTTGAGGGACGCATTTTTTCCTAACGCTCCGGCGTATGACAAAACCCACATCGATTACGATATGGCAAGGCAGCTCTATCGTAACGATGGCGGCGATTCGAACCTCGGTGGCTTCTTCTGCCGACCGATCATTGATACGTCGGTTCAGTTCATAGGCTTGCCGCATGTGGCGAGTGGCGACGTTACAGTTGATGGTGAGTTGAATGCCGCGATTCAAAAGTCGTGGGCTCCGAAGATCAATGAAATTTACAGAAACGCGATGCGTGATTCCAAATGCGTCATTCGTATGTGGCAACCCAACCTTGATCGTGATCCTCTTTCTACAGTCGATGAGCACGAGGCTTGCTCGATTGAAATTTATGAACCTGAGCGGGTGAAGATTCAGTATGACCCACGATACCCAGGGCGGATTACGCAAGCCACGATTGTAACGTCGGTTGAATTTCAAACTGACCCAAACGAAGTAGCAGACGCAGAGCGCGGAACTACGCCAACTGTGGAGGATCATGAGGTGTGGGAAACTCTCACACCGACGCAGACCACCTACTTTGACAAAACAAAGGAAGAGCCGTTAACAAGTTGGGGAGTGACAAATCCATTTGGCTTCGTGCCGCTCTACGAGGTTTACAACGAATACGATTCATCGCTTTCGGGCGGACAGAGCGACTTCGAAGCTGTTTATCCGTTGATAAAGGCTTTTCATGAAGTGGTTCGGCAGGCGTTGCAGGCGCATACTTATCACTCGACGCCAAAACTGAAATTCAAAGCCGCCGACGTTGGCTCTTTCTTGCAAAACAACTTTCCGAACGTCATTGATTCTGATACTGGGGCTGTCATACCTGGGGCAGAGATAAGTTGGAAAGGTCGTGAAGTTCTCGTTCTTGGCCCGGATGACGATGTTGGTTTCATCGAGGCCAAGTCAGTGCTTCCTGATTCGAAGGTTTTGCTTGAGTTTTTGATCGGCTGTATTTCAATCGCATCGGAGACGCCGGAATGGGCGTTCATGCGAGTCGAAAACGGTTCATCTGAGGGTTCGGTTAACGCACAGACAGTTCCGCTTGAAAAGAAGATTGCGCGCAAGCGAGCGCACATGGCGCAGCCATTCATTCAGTGGCTCTGTAAGGCTCGGCAAGCGATCGTTGGTCAAACACCTGTGCTGGTCGATCTGATCTGGCCAGAAGTCCGTACAGAGACGCTTGCGACGATGGCACAGGCTATCGCGCAGCTCATGACGGCGCTTGATCTTGCTCTTGAGCGGCATCTGATTAGCGACGACACAGCGCGTGACATAATTCGGCAGTTCCCGACTTTTCGCGTAATGAAGGATTCCGCGACGGAAGCTACAAACGCAAAAGACAACTATGAAATTACAGGTAGCGCTACTGCATCTCCCGTTATTGGTCAGAGCGCGACTACGAACGGCAAAGGAAAAGCCGATCAGCTTCCTCCTGTAAGCGCGCTCAACAAGAACGGGGGTTGAGTGTGCGAGCTGGAAGACCGCGTAAGCTCAGAATGAAAAAGTCACTGAGGCGCAAGCGGTATGGCGGACGCGGCAGGAAAGCAAATCAGGTTGTGGCGCAGGCGGCGCGAGCCCGAGTACGACGCAAGAAAGGATGACAATGGGAGTTCTTCCGGCAAAGCGAAAAAGAGTAGGCCGCAAGCGAGGAGCCAAAGGAAAGTTTGTTGCCAGCAAGAAGACAACAAAGAAGGGCTGATATGATCCGACGAATTACAAGCAACATCGGTCGCGCGAGACGCGTCAGACCGTGGCGCACTCAAGCGCCGAGCGGCAGGATACTTCAGAACGAGAGCACTCAGCGAATCGCTAGGCACCGTGACGTTGTGCCAACTGGCGAAGAAATTCATGTCCGAATGGTGAAGCCATGAAAATAATTTTCAACAAGACCAACGGTTATGGGCGTCAGACCATCAGCAAAACTGCAACTGGGCTCAGTGGCCCGATCCGAGGATTGAAACCGCTGGGGCAGTCAATTGCAGTAAAAGTTCGCAGAGGAAGGAGATAGCTACATGGTACGAATTTTGTCAAGCAACCCCGCGCGGCGTGGAATGAATTGGACTGGCCTTAAGCAAGTCAGCACAAACGCCAAGCGTGGAGTCAACCGCCTTATCGCGCGTGATCCGGCAGACGGGCTCTCTTTGCCCTTTGCAGACGACTTCACAGTCACCGATGGCGTTACTGGGCTTTCTGGCGTGTCGCCTGCAACTGAGGTTGGCAAGACTGAGAGCAAGCAGACTGGATTCGGCGGCAACGTCGAACTCGTTCCTGACCGGAGCGTTGACAAAACCATCAAGAAGAGGTAATTATGTCAACGAACCTTGAGACAATCGAGCTGGATGCCGTCGTATCTGAAATGGCAGCGGATATAGGAGCTGTTGTTCAGCTTGATCCCGCGCGTGTAAAATTACTGCTCGACGCAACGGGGGATACAAGCCCGGAGTTTCCGATCCTGCGTATTGAATCAGGCGTAAGCCGGAACAAGCGCAATTGGACTCCTGAAGTCCTCGATGACATTTGCGAGCAGATCAACAGGGAAGAGCCTGTTGGGTATCTCGGGCACATCAAGCCAGAGGACGCCGGTTATGCGTTCCCGAAGCCTCAGACGATTTGGCTCAAGGCAATAGCCCGTATGGAGGCAGGCAAGAAAGTCCTCTATGTCAAGGGCTATAACTTCCCTGACGCAGAAATCAGGGGGTACCTGAAAACAGGTGTGACAAAAGAAGCATCTTGGCGAGGTAGGGCAGCGGCGAAGGTGATTGGTGGAATTCAACACATCACGAAGTTTGCACTTGAAAGTGTTGACTGGTCACGTAAAGGCAAAGCTGGTATGAGCGCCAAGGTGGTTGCAATTGCTACTGAAATGGAAGGAGTTGACGAAGACATGGAATTGAGTAAGCTCACTTCTCCTGAGCTACGAGAGGGCAATCCAAGCCTCTACGAGCTGATTAAGCAGGAGGGTGCGGCCGAAGTGAGCAAGACTGTTGGTGAAATGCAAACGAAGATCGATGAGGCGAAAGCTGATAAATCGGTCTTTGCGAAGCTCCGCGAGGTTCTTGGTATTGGCGATGACAAAGACATCGTTGAGGCAGTTACCGAGATCAGCGGCAAGGTGGACGAAGCCAACAAGACTGCTCTCAAGGATCGCATCAACGCATTCTTGACAAAGAACATTAAGAATGACAAAGCGAAGGCCGCTGTTGCACGTCTTCTGCCTGTCAGTGAAATGGAAGACCTCAGCGATGAGGACTTGGAAAAGAAGATTGGGGAGTGCTTGGAGAAGGACGACGAGATCAAGTCGATCGTCTCTGAAATGACTGGGCCTGCCCCGCTTCATAGGCGCGAGGTTGCGCGGACAGACGATGACAAGCTCAAGCACACCAAAGCCTCAGTCAAGAAGTTCTAGGAGGATGAAGATGCCTGAACAACTACGACGTGTAATTGGGCCTGGTGCCTATTCTTCGCCTGATCCAGCGACTCAGGCTGGTGCGTTAGTTCCGATTGACGTTCATCCTCTGAAGGACAGTATTTCACCGGATTATGGCGGAGGCGTGCAGATCGCGCCGATTGTCGATGACACAAAGGCGGCTCCTGTAAAGGCTGAAATTGAAGTGCCTGCCGATCGAGGAGCATGGACTAAGCCGATGTGGAAAAAGGCGGCGGACGATCTTGGGCTTGTCATTCCCAAGAAGGCCAAAAGCGCAGAGATTCAAAAGGCAGTAGAGGATCACGAGGCTTGGCTTGCTGAGCTGAACGATGCTGCTGCTGACGAGTTGGATGAAATTGCTGCTGACTACGATCTTGACCCGGAAGACTTTGAGGATCAAGACGCGCTTAAAGCGGCAATTGTCAATTCAAAAATCAACACTCCATAGGAAGTAGGTGAAAACTAATGGGTCAGCTTTATAGCGACGGAAAGGCGATTGACGTAGTTGGGCCTGCGGGTGACATTAACATGGGCGATCTTTACCGGATTGGTGGTTGGAACGGTATTGCCATGAAAGATGTCGTTACTGCGGACGTAGATCGCAAACTTGCATTGGAAACTTCAGCGGAGCGTATTTGGTGGATTAAAATTCCAGCAATCGCACCGGCTGCGGGAACCCTGCTGTATTGGGCGACTCCGGGTAGTTATCAGAAGGGCGACACCCATCTTCAAACGTCACCGGCCACGGCGGGCGATGCCCCGGCGTGCAAGGTGCTTACCGCGAAGAATGCTGTTACCGGCTACTGCCCCGTTCGTGTTCTCAACGACGGTGGTGGCGGCGTAGGTTGGCCGGGTGGGCTAACGCAGGCGACCTTGACAGTCGGCTCTTTGGTATCGCATGTCATCAAGGTTACTGCGCAGCTCAAAAATCAGGATGGCGTCAACTTGGCAGTACGCGGTGCGGTAACTGTGTATTTGTCAGACGATGCAAACGGTGACTCGATCATTGCTACGGCACCTAGCGGTGGTTGGGCAATCGACACGAACGGCGTGCTGATTCCGCTTATTGCAAATAAGGCGGGGCAGTTGATTTCAGAGGCCAATGGTCTTGCTGACATCAACGTTACGCATACCGGAGTTAAGTCGTGTTACCTCATCGTTGTCCTCCCGAACGGCACGCTGGTAGCCAGCACCGTTCTGACCTTCGGCGCGTAACAGAAAGGGGTGAAAAAACCAAATGGAATCGTATTGGAAGGTAATTGACAAAGATCGGCAGCTCGCAAAGCTGCATGAGGCGATCAACGGCGGAAATAAAGAGCTGAACGATCTCTATATCAACGAAATGATCCAAGCAGCGATGGTCGATGGCGGCGGAATGCGCCACGTCGATTGGCAGGAAGATATTGACATTTCAGAAATGCTCACGACTTCTCAGGGGCAGATGGAACTGCTTGAAAAGGTTCGTATTGACGTAGCCGATGGTCTTGCGGATATTCCGCTTCTCTACGGCCCGTTGTACGACACTATTCCAGGCCCGTTCCCCGGTGGCGTGTTCCAGATCGATGAGTACACGTTGCAGGCAAATGTCATCTTCCTCGAAAAGTTCGAGGGTGGCGAGGTTCAATTCGGCACGCTGGCGGCGGGTTCGCCCTCGTTCGGCAAGATCACGACTTACGCGGCTGCGTTCGAGTGGACAGAGGATATGGTCGAGTTCGACCAGACGTGGAACATTACTCTGAACAACCGAGCGTTCGGTCGTGCCTACAACGCGTTGCTGAACCATCTGCATCTTGGTGCCATCATCGCCGGTACCTATGTAGGTGCGAATGCAACTGCGGCGAACGCAACGGGAGCAACTGACCAGGAGAATACGAACCTGACATTCCGGCAGGCATACGTTGACTCGATCAGTACCCTTCCTCAGCGTCGTGGTACTGCCGTGCTCGCGTCTGAGCAGGACAGGTTCCAGATCGAGGACGCACTTCTCACTCCGGTTCGTGACGCGCTGGGCAACCCGTTGCCGACCGTGCCAATCGACACCATCATCTATTACGACGGTGAGACGATTGACAACAAGGCAACGTCAGTGACATATCCTGGCGTTACTCCGGGTACGTGCTACCTCGTGTATCCCAAGAGGAAGTTGAAGGAACTGGTTCACCACGATCTTCGGATCGACATCGGCCCTGCTGATATTTCACGGTTGGTTGAAGGGCAACAGGTTGGACGGGCTCGGCGTGGTTTGTATGCCGATCTTCAGAATTCAGTCCAGAAGATAACCCTGCCCTGACCAGTGAAATAAGGAGGAACCACTTCTATCAAGCGTGGATAATCGGCGGGGTTGACTGACGGATCAACCCCAATGATTTTCAACAGAAAGAGGTAACAAAAATGTCGGACTTCGTCTTTAACATTTCAAAGGGTCGGGTGGCGGAACTTTATAATCGCGTGAAAATAGCCGACCCATCGACAGCGGCACTTGTCGTCGTTGCTGTCAATGTAGGTGCAACCTCAGACGCTACATTGAAAGACCTTGATACACTCGCCGCTGTAATTTCAGGTGGCGCTACAGAAGTGACAAATAGCGGCTATGTAAGAAAAGTTCTTTCGGCTGCTAATCTTAACGCGTTGTCACCTGATGACACTGACGACTGGATGGCACTTGATATTCCAGTCGATCCCACATGGACAGCGGTAGCGGCAGGTACGGGATGGACTGACCTAATTCTTGCTTATCGCCCTGCGACAGCTTCGCCTGACTCAGCGTGTATCCCACTGACGCAACACGATTTTGCAGTCACGCCTGACGGTTCTGACATTACAGCCGTGATTAACGCGGCTGGTTTTTACAAAGCGGCATAATTTTAGGAAAAGGAACAACCGTGGCTGACGCATATATGAACTTTGTGGCTGAGGCAGACACCGCGCTTGAAATTGCACGCGTCAAAGCTCGCAGGCTAAACTGCACTTCTGAGACTGAGCGTGCGGGCGCTATTCGTTGTTCCAGATCGATTGCGTTGTCGCAATTCGCAGAGATGGATACCGCTTTTTCAATTGCGCGTTGCAAGCGAGTACATCTTGCGCAAATAACTGAAATTGGTATCTCTCTGCGCGCAAAGAAGAAAAAAAGCAGGGCGCTCGCTTGCAAAGTTGAAACTGATGCCGGACGCGCGTTTGTGGTTCAAAAAGCCAAGAGTTTCACGTCGTCAAGTGAAATTGATTCAGCGGATAGCGTCAGACCACGGAAGAGTTACCGCATCACTCGCAGAGGGGCTATCGAACATGATTCAGTGTTTGCCTTTGTCAAACAGCATTCGCGGCGTTTGTCGAGCGCAACTGAGACTGACATAGCTGAAACGATCGTTCCACGCCGCACCGTCCGAGTTGCAGTAAGTACCGCGACTGAAACCAGCACCATTCTTCCAGCGCGAATAATCAAGGCGAAAGCTTTGACTGCCTTGCATGAAAGTGAAATTGTTACAAAGGTATCTGCGGATCGTGGGTTCTCGGTTAAGACAGCAACGACTCAAGACGCTGTATGGACAATGATTGTTCGTAAATCGGCGCATGTCGCAAGGGTCGTTGAAAACGATCTTGCAACTAGAACGCGGTTCCAAAGAAAGGTTGACACGCTTGGTACTTCTGAAGCTGTTTTGACAAGCGCAAAAGAAGACGCACCTGTTCTGACTAGCGCGAGACTTGAACAAGAGGGCGGCGGCATAATTTCAAACCCTGACGCAACACTGACAAAGGTGGGATTGTAATGGCATCAGTAGCACTCGACTTTTTACCACCGACTAACCCCGATATAGTATCGTTGTCAATCTTTGAAGGAACGTCCAAAGACGGTGAGTTCACGCTGATTGAAACGGTAACTGAAATTGGTGAGTACCCTGGTTATTTGACACGTTACACAACCGACCAAGCTATTAGCACGGCTGATTGGTTTAGGATTCAGTGGGTTGACAATAAGGGAGCGGCTACCGACTTTTCAGGTGCCGTCCAAGGTGGTACTTTTTTGCTTGTTTCAAAACTGATCGATCGAGTTATGCTACGTGATGCGACTTTGGATGAAAACTTGGTAGCGCAGGTTTGCGAATGGGTAGTCTCAAGATTCTTTGTCACTGAAACGCCATACGACGCAGCGATAGTTGCCACTTATGCGCAGCTTGAAGGGCTCACTCTTCTGTCTCTCGCGCGTGCGCAGCTTCATAGTCTCGCGCAGACGCAGACAGACGAGAGTTACACCGCTGGGCTCGTGAGTCAGAAGTCAGGCGTCGGCTCGCTTGCAAGCAAAAAGGTGCTCATAAGTACGTTGGTGAGTGAAGCCAACGCGTTGCTTGGAATCAATTGCAGCATAGTTTTGCTTCTTGAAGATATCGACCCGACTGGAACTAACAACGCAAGTTCGATCAACGTTGACATATCCCGGCTACTGATTGACATCGGATGACTCCTCGCATAATCACAAGATTTCGTGATCTTGACGACGTACAAACGCCGGTTGATGGTCAGGGCTTTGTTTATGACAGTGTTCTCGGTGCGCTTGTCCCTCACGCGTTGGCGTTTGGCGCTGCGGCTAACAACGGCAAGTGGCTCAAGACAGTTGGTGGGGCGCTCGCTTGGACAGCGCTAACGTCCGCTGATGTCGGCCTTGGGTCAGTCACCAACGACGTACAACTCAAGGCTGCCGATCTTGATGCGGACGTAACTCTTGCCGCAGACTCGGCTACCAAGATTGCAACGCAGCACGCCACAAAGACCATCGTTGGTACAAAGGTCGCAGGCCCAGCCTCGGCAGTAGACAACCGCGTAGCCGTTTTTGATGGGGTTACTGGCAAGACCATCAAAGACGGCGGGGCCACTCTTAGCACGAGGGCGCTTCTGTGTGACATTCAGACTTTCACCGGCAACGGCACTTGGTCGAAACCATCGGGTGCCAAGACCGTCAAGGTGCGTTGCGTCGGCGGCGGCGGCTCGGGCGGCGGCGGGCAGTCTGTTTCATCTGCAAACGGCGATGGCGGTGGCGGCGGTGGCGGCGGAGCATGTCCCGAGAGAATGTTCGAGGCTACCGATCTCACGGATACCATCGCAGTTACAGTCGGCGCGCAGGTGGCTGGCGGGGTACACGACGCGAATGGTAACGCAGGCAACCCCTCGTCCTTCGGAGGGTATCTGACTGCCTACGGCGGTGGTGGTGGTTCAAAGGGACTCCTTGCCTCTGGTCCCGCATCCGGCGGCGGTGGCGGAGGATCTGGTTCTGCAGGCGGGGCTGGAGTTATCAACGTGGGCTCGGTCGGCGGTTCTCCTCGGGCATCAGATACGGCCGTGGCTGCAGCCGGACTAGGAGAAGGCGGTGCTGGCGGGACTTACGCCTATGCCCACGGCGCTGCGGCAGAAGCGGGTGGAGGGGCTGGCGGTCGTGGTGGTGTCGGCGGTTCATACGTTGGGATGAATGGTGGCTGCTCTCTGCGTGGTGGCGGCGGCGGCGGCGGCGGAGCCGAGGTAATGGTAACGAGCGCCAGCACGGCAGGAGCTGGCGGCGCTACGAGTGTGTGGGGTAACGGAGGAGGCGGCACGGCTCCGGGTGGCGCTGGTAATGCGGGAACCTCTATCAAGAGTGGCGCAGGCGGTGGCGGTGGCGCTCAGATCAAGTTCATGTCGGCGGCGCAGGCGGCGCAGGCGGCGCACCCGGCGGAGGTGGCGGCGGCGGCGGGGCGGCCAGAACTGGCGGCGCAGGCGGCGCAGGCGGACGAGGGGAAGTGCGGGTTACAACATGGTTCTAATTCACAGTTTGAAAAAAAATCAATGAGCGCAAACAAAATAGCATTTGAAAAACGCGCAGCAATTAGCGGGTCGATCGTGACGTATCACCGCGAGACTGGCGGCACCGCTTGTCCTTGCCTTTCATCGGCAGGATTCAGGGACTTGCGCTGGCACAAAGAAAATTCTGGCGCGGTTATGTGCAACGAGCGCGGAATGCTCGACCCAGCGGTTGTTGAAATTGAAGGAAAAGCGTTTGTTCAACTTGTCCAAGCTGGCGCGGTAAGAAGAATGCAATCAGAGTACATCTCTGGAATGTTTCCTGGTGAAATTAAAATAAACGACCACATCGGAATTTTTCCGTTGACTTTTGGCGGGATTGAAATTGACTTCATGGATTGGAGCCAGAGCGGTGAGGAATACGTTCTGTTCAGGGGTCGTCGTTTCCTGGTAGTATGCGTAAACCTGGTACCTGACCCAGCAGACGGCAACCCCCACCACTTCGAGGTAGGGCTACGCTTAATCGCTACCGATAGGAATGTCACCTAATGGCCACTTGGGGAAATCGAACTGCTGCCATTCCGGGCGCGATGGGTTTATCGCGCCAAACGTTTGAGGAACTTGAGCGCGTGGCAAAAGACTTTGATACGGCATCAAGGGAGTACGTCTTTGTCATGGACGTTGTTGCTGAGCTGCACGCTAAGTTCATGCAGGCTCGTTGTCAATGGCATTATCGTGGGCCAGTTGGCGGTCGCCCTTGGCTTGACCCTGTTGCGCGGTTGACAAGTGAAACCTATCAGGGTTGGTATGTGAAAAAAGTTGGACTAGGTATTTGGCGTACTGCTAACCCGACTCGCGGTGCCATTGCCGTAGAATTTGGAATTTTCAGAGGCGGTCACGCAAGACGCCGACCGATCATGAAAACCTCTGTCATTGAGACGCTTGCGTTTTCGTCAACCACAGCACTCGGAAAAAGAGTATTGAAAGGAACCTTCGGAAATCTGCGCGACAACCACGGACATTTCAAATCATCTGCCGCGATCTTTTCAATGATCCCCGGCGCAATGGGCTATGTGTCACGAGCCAAGGGCGGTGGATAGGCGCATGACCTTCAACCCTGACAAGTGGGCAACGTCTCTTAACGACGCTCTGAGAGAGTACGTTGAAAGCGTGCTTGACTTGGACTTGTATGAAATCATCTTTTCGCACCCGAGCCCTAGCGACATAAAGAAGGTGCCGATACCAAAAACGCTAATCAGCTTTGAAATAGATGACGTTGACGCACCAAACTTTGGTTTTGGTGACAATGTTGTTGACGCCGACTACAACACAGGCACCGGCGAGATCATCGAACATGAGGCAGGAAGCCGTTTGGTGACGTTCAACGTAGAAACGTGGGCTAGCATCGAAGCTGGCGGGCCTACAGCTCGCCTCGCAGCACGCGAAGACCTCGATACCCTGTTCCACGGCCCTTCAGCCTTCGTAGCGTGTATGGCCTTTACAGACGGTATTGAAATAATAGCGTTTGGGGGAGGAAGATTCATGAACGACACGATAAATGATGTGACAGTTTTCAGAAGCGTCAATACCACGTTGCGTGTACGCGTCTACACGCGCAAGACGCAAGCGCCAGGGCCATACGTTGATGAAATCGTCCAACAACCATAGTTTCACAAACAGATAGGAGGAGGTTAAATGTCAAGTTCTCAACTTTATCCTGACATTATTGATGCGAGCACTCTCGGGCCAATTTTTTCAGAGTCTCTTTACCTACCGATCGCGGTCGAAGGTAAAATGGGTGCTGATGGCGATGCGACAGTCGGTACTGCTGAAACCATCACGTCCCCGTTTGAAGCGGTAACTGCGTTCGGTGCTAGTGCTACGTCTAGTTTGACAGCGCTCATTCTCTTCTTGCTTAAGCGAGGAGTTGCTTCGGTGATAGCTGTTGCGTCAGCGGAGGCAGAAACTCCTGCGCTTGAAGATCGGCAAGCAGTGTGGGCTCAGCTCGAAGACGACAGCACAATCCGAATTCGGCTCACGGACAGCAACGTGCAAGCTGATTTGGTTGGTTTGGCTGAGTCGTGCTTGTCGGCGGAAGGAATCTACAACAAGCAGATTGCTTTTGGCGGTCTTGCTTCTGGCAAGACCAAGGGCGAATTGATTTCAGCGGCGACAGCTATTGCGTCGAAGCGTTTCGTCTTGGTCGGGCCTGGTGTCTATGATGACGTTGGCGTTTTGCAAAACGGAAGCTTTGCGGCGGCTGCTGTGGCGGCGTCTGTTAGCAAGAACCTTGACATTTCAGACGATCTTGATACCTACACTCTCGCAGGGCTGACAGGAATTGAAAAAGACGCCTTCGGTCTTCCGCTGTTTCGTGTGAAGGCAAATGCTGGTACTCCTGACAATGAGTTCGAGACTCTTCTTCAGGGTGGTGTTTCTCCGCTGAAGCAGAATCAGTACGGCGGGGTTGAAGTGACGCATCTGCGGACCACTTACACCACGGATGAAACGTTCGACGCGTTGATGACTCGGCTCATTGTGGATCAGCTCTTCCTCGATGTAAAAAAGTATTGCATTGACAGCAAGTATCTGCGTCGGGGCAATACGGCAGCTACAAGGGCTGACCTTCAGGCGGGTGTCGCAGCGCTCCTTGCTGATCGTTCCAATTGGCTGCTCATGGTTTTGCAGCCAGACGGAAAGATGGGCTATGGCGTAGCAATTACAAGTTCGCCTGACAACCGGCAGCTTACAGTTAGCTACACCGGGCAAGTCGTTCGTGGCATTTCGACCATCCTGGTCGATGGCCATCTTGAAATTCCCGTTTAAGAGAGGATGTGATTATCATACCGTTCCTAGAGGGTCTTAATGCAGTTGATCTTGGTCTGTTCGTCGCAGGCGAAGATTTTGCTGCTACACAAGATATGACTGAGACATTGAACCAAGAAGTCACCTATCACGGCGGCTTTGGCGTTGACGGCCCGATCCTTCGTACTGTGCGCAAGGCTGACGCTGATGAAGTGTCATTCTCGGCTTTGCTTCTCAAGCAAGGTGTAGCGAGAGGGTTGAACGACGAAAGTACGTTGAAAACACTGCGAGACTTTGAAATCATCACTCGCAGGGGTGACGGAAGGCAGGTTTACACTAACTGCAACTGGACGAGCATCAGCATCAGTTCAACGCAAGACAGCGTGACATTGAACTGCACTGTGAGCGTTCCAGGTTACTCTCGGAGTTGATAGATAAGGAGACGGGTAAATGTCAAGAACAGAAGAGCTAATTGAAAGAGGAGCTAACGCGCTCGTAAGAAGTGCTGAGGCTAGCGAAGAGCTTCTTCGGCTTGCCAAAGAGCAGACGGAACAGATCGAGTTTGCTGAGGCTCTTCCAACCTGCCCTTACTGCGGGAAGAATGACCCAATTGTAACTCCCGAGGAAACCGGCGAAACAAAAGGGAACGCGTCTGATTACTTTTTCATCGGGCGCGTTCATTGTTGCGACAGAACCGTGTACGGAATTCCATCGGGAATGATATTGGTTCATTCTGTCGAGGCGGCGAAAATGTTAATTTCAGAAAGAAAGGCGGCAGGAAATGGGAGCCATTAGTGAGGCAATCAAAAAATCAAACAGACTGAAAAAGATGCGGTTGGGGCAAGAGGCTCCAACCTTTGTCAACCTTCGTGGTGAAAACAGAATCGCGTTGGTTCCTCTCATTGAAGCAGAAGAGGAAATGGCGTGGGTCGAAGCGAGCCACCTTGGGGCGGAAGACAACACATACGGCCAGCAAGGGATGGATAAACGGTTTCGCTCTTCTACGCTTTTTTACGCAATGCGGAATCCTGACAACTTGAAAGAGCGCGTCTTTGATTCGTTAGAGGAACTACTTGAAACACTCAACAGTGACGAAATTAACGGACTCGCTGAGGAATATCAGATGATGATGGAATTCTCTTCACCGAAGCTCGATGGGGTTTCTGAAGAAGAGTTGGTGGAACTAAAAAAAGTCTTGGAAATGATCGACTGGAACGTATTGTCTGGCAGACCTTGGTGGTATCTAAGAAACTTCCTTTCGAGTCTCACGCGCACGCAACTTCAGGACAGCTCATTTGGACTTTCCTTAATCAAGAGCTTGACTGGGACGAGCGAATCAGAAGAGCCCACCCCCACTGCCGACCAAAGCTGACGCAGACAGTCTGCGAAGTGTGCATGGAGCCATACGACCCAGACGTAGAAGAACTGGTAAGAGAAGAGTACGAAGAGGAAATTTTCAAGCCAGGTGACGAAGTGGAATTAACAGGGTTTGAAAAAAGCGAACGACGTAAAGAGATCGAAGAACTAATTTCACCTAAACGAAAGTAGGCAGCAGTGCCAGTTTGGTCAGAAGAGATTGGTATCAACTGGGTCAGTCATGGACAGCAGCTCAGAGCCGATCTGAATCAGATCAAAAGCGGGTTCAGTCAGGTCAACCAAGCAACCGGGCAAAGCGGTAAGCAGCTCGGTTACTGGGGACAGCAAATGAGAGCCCTTGGTACAACGATCCGGTACGCTCTTGCTGGTAGTGTTGTCTACGGCGTGATTACAGCAATTTCAAGTCTCAGTCAGTTTCAGGTAAAGCTTGGTGAAATTGACGCAATTGCGACACAGGTTACGTCTAGTGGAAAACTCAAGGGCGTCGGCAACGAGCTTGAGAATCTTGGAACTGACGCATTGAAAATGTCAGTCAAGTTTGGATTAGCTGTGACTGACGTGCAAGAATATATGCGATCATTTTATTCCGCCTTTGATGCGCCAAGTGGAAAAGCTGGCGTAAAACAGGCTTCAGGCTTGGCAGATATGATGTCGCAATTTACTGTGGCGGCAGGGGCAGACGAAATGGGTGATCCTAAGCAGATGATTGCGGGTATCTCTGCGTTGATGGGCGGTAAATACAAGCCAAAGCGCGGACAACAAATGGGGTCGATGCTGTACGCAATGCTCCAAGAGTCGCCTACCCTTTGGGGTCAAGACGTTGCTACGTCAGTAGGCCAGCTCGCCCCGGCAAAAATAGCCGGACGAATGACACCGGAACAGATATTCGCGGTACTGCTTCAGGCGTCGAAAGCCGGTGGCTCGCCAGGAATGATTACGCAGAATGTCAGACAGCTACTCACGCAGTCTCTTGTCGCACCCAAGTCGGCTGCTTCAAAAGCAATGATGCAGCAGTACATTGGAACTTCTGACCCTAACCAGCTATACAAGATAGGCGAAGACAAGGTTCTGAAAACGTTGCTAAGGGTGCTTGGAGGAAATGTCAAGGTTCGCAATCCAAAGGCTCTCAATAGCGCGGATTTCACAACGGATCAAGATGTTCCTGCAATGATGAACGCAGCAGGGGTAAGCGGCGGCGCTAACCTTACAGCGATCTACAAGTTGTTTCCTCGTCTTCAGTCCGCCCGCGCGTTCCTCAACTTAATTGCAACGGGTGGAGCAGAAGGGCTGGAGAAAGCTGCAAAATTGCTGGTTGAAGCTGAAAAAAAGAACACGCTGGGGCTCGCGGCCAGAAGAGCAAACGACCAACGGTATCTGTTGCAGTTTGCCAGTGCCACAAAAGCGGTTAGCGTTCAGTCTATGCGTGGGTTAAATTTCATTTTGAAACCTGCCGCTAAGGCTGGCACTAGCGTTGTGCAATCCGCGCTGAAGAACTTGAGCCCTCATGAACTAACTGGTATTGAAGCTCTTCTTGCTGGCGGTGGAATAACCGCAATGCTTTTGAAAAGAGCGGGCAAACTTGGAAAAGGCGCAAGCAGGGGGGTTGGACTTGCTCAAGCCGAGCTTATTGGAGGCGGAATTTCAGGCGCATTTCAATCGGCTGGTACAGG